GAACGAAGTCGACAGGATCGTTATGGCCCGCAACCTTCGCCATCAATGCGAGGAACAGGCCAGTGCGGCCCCAACCACCCATGCAGCCGACATAGACCGGACGCCCCTTGAAGGCAGCCTCGAAGGCAGCGACGATCGCGCGGCCGACAGCAGCGTCATCCTTAGGAATGTCGAAGTCACGGATCGGCACACGCACATCGCAATTAACTTCACCTTCGGCACGCACGCAGACGCGATACGTGAAGCCATCCTGCGGGCAGGCGTCGAACGGGCCACCGTCGATCCAGATGCGGCGCCAGGCACCCTTTGCTCCGAAGAACAGTGGCAGGGAGCCATTCTTTCCAGTCTTGTTCAGCATTAATTCCAACCTTCCTTGTTGATGCTCTTATCTTAGCTTTTAACCGTCGATTTCAAAGCGCTGCACATCGAGCACGATGTCGCCGTCAACCTTGAGCACGAAGTCATCGAAACGCCGGTTTCCGACATCTGATGTGAAGGGAGCAGACCGCAGAGCCATGCGCGACAGGCGCTTCTCCAGGTCTCCGGTCAGTCCGGCCTGGCGTGCCCTCTGCAGTGCTGCGTCACTTACCCTGTATTCACGCGGTCGCATATCAACCTTCGACTTTCTGATAGTTCTCCTCCCGCAGGATCAAAATCTCCCGCGGGGCATCAATCACCACCCTGATGAGACCAACGCTCACGGGCTTGCCGGCAGCCACCCAGACCTCCGGAACGATCTCCACCGAGTGGGAGTCGTCCACGGTAACGGGCTTGGGCTGGCCCTCCAGCTCCAGTACGAAACAGGTGGGTGTAATGACCTCCGTCACAGTGACCTTCTGGTCATTCAGGTAAAACGATTGGTCCTGCTTCAAGCTCAGTACGAGTGCCATTTCACCCTCCTCGAGACGAATGAGGCGCCGCTCACGCGAGCGCCTTGAATACTGCGTAGTCGGCCGGAGCAGCTGCAGGCACTTCACCTGAACCAGCCACCACCGTTCCGTTCTGCACAACCGTGACATTGCTGTTCTTTACGGTCAGCTTCATGACGCGGTGGATCAGCTTGCTGTGCGCCTTCCCCTCCGCCACATAGGGATCATCCCCGAAGCAGGAGAGCAGTCCGACATCAGAGGTTGGCAGCAGGCGGAACTCACGGGTGATGTCGAGCACCACCGGCTCCTGGACCTCCTCCAGCTCCGCCAGGACCGCGTCCGTGACATCGTCGGCACCCATCCAGCTGGCTGCAGTGACAACCGTGGGACGGCCCGTCTCCAGCGGCACTGGCAGCATCTCATGCATTCCAAGCTTCTCAAGCGCCATGGCTCTCACCGCCTCCACCTCCGGCGAGTCGGAGGCATCAATCACAGGCACATCTACGTCAAGCCAGACGCGACCGGTAGCACCATCTACAACGATCTGCTTGGCCATCGAGACTTCGGTCATGTCGATCGAAGCAGCGCCAACCACACAAGTCTTATCCATCGATCGCGCCACAACTGCGGCGTGACTCGTGGCACCACCTGTCTGCGTCAGGACGCCTTGGGCGGCGATCATGCCGGCAATGTCGTCAGGCGTGGTTTCAGCAGTCACCAGCACACAGGGCTCACTGCAATTAACTGCATCCTCGGAACTGAGCACTGGCTTTCCCTTGGCAACGCCTGGGCATGCAGGAGAGCCCACATAGGTCGGCTCCACATCGAACTTCGGGTCGACCGTGGGGCGGCGAAGCACCTTGAACTGGTCAACGGTCAGGGAGGCCAATGCCTCGGACTTCGAGATCACCCCTTCCTCGACCAGATCGACTGCAATCCGGAAAGCTGCGCGGGCCGACCGCTTACCCACTCGGCTCTGCAGAATGAACAGCTTGCCCTTCTGCACCGTGAACTCGACGTCGACCATGTCGCGATACATCTCTTCCAGCCGCTCGCAAGTGGTCAGGATTTCATTCGCAACATCCGGCCAGGCACCGCCAAGCTCCTCCATCTCATTGATCGGGCGCGGCGTGCGGATGCCAGCCACGACATCCTCGCCCTGAGCATCTTGAAGGAACTCACCCATGATCTCGGCTTCGCCCGTGGACGGGTCTCGGGTGAACAGGACACCAGTGCCCGAGTCAGTCCCCATATTGCCGAACACCATGGCCTGGACATTGACGGCAGTACCCATGTCCTCACTGATCTTGTTCAGCTTGCGGTATTCGATGGCTCGCGGGTTCATCCAGCTCTCGAACACCGCCTGGATGGCAGCTCGCAGCTGCTTATTGGCATCATCGACGGGGAACTCGAAGCCCTTGTTCTCGCTGAATGCCTTCAAGTACCGCTGCACCAGGATTTTCAGGTCATCGGTCTCAAGGTCGGTGTCCTGCTTGGCGTTCAGCTCCTTCTTCAACTTGGCCAGCTGGAACTCGAAGACCTCGTGCGGGACGCCATAGGCCGTGGAGCCAAGCATCTGGATCAGGCGGCGCTGGCTGTCGAGCGTTGCACGGTGGCCGATGCGTTCAGCCCACACGCCGAGATTGGATTGGGTCAGGCCGACATTGAGGATCGTGTCCATCATGCCTGGCATGGACAGGGGAGCACCCGAGCGTACCGAGACAAGCGGAGCGTAACCGAACTGGCTCTTGAGCCAATCCATATTCGCCATCACCTCTTCCATGATGCTGTCGACGAAGCCGTCGGCTGCATCCGGACCCGCTTCCGCCACCTTGCGGTACATGTTGCAGACTTCCGTGGTGATGGTGAAGCCTGGCGGAACTGGCATGCCCGCCTGTGCCATGCGCACAAGGCCAGCGCCTTTGCCACCGAGGATCGTCTTCATCGTGTTGGGATCGGAGGACTGCCAATCGCAGCCATCACCAGAGAACTTGTAAATCCGATTGTATTCCACCCTACCCTCCTTGGTTTTTTGGGTTCATCTAGAGACTAACTGCCGTGCTGCATGATGCAAGGAAAAGTGCAATTAATTGCATGGTTTTTCGCATAAAAAGGAAGCCCCGCCAAGGACTTCCTTTCCGCGTGTTCACCAGAGGAACATTGCAGTTCGGCAGAGCCATCATCTTCACTATAGGATGAAGCCGAGGCAATGCAATTAATGTCATTTCGTCTGCATGGCCAGCGGCAGATCGAGCTGAACCGGCTTGCGATGGTATGCCTGCTGCAGACGGGCACGGGTCAGAAGCGCGTGCGCCTTCTCACGCCACTTGGCCTCCTTCACATGCACCACCGCCTCGTTGCCGACCGTGTCCTTCCCCTCGGCCTTGGCGTCGTCGATGATCAGAAGCGACACCAGGACCGACATGTCCTGCGGGTCGGGATGCAGCCCCTCATCCACCAGCACCAGGGTGAACATGGCCGCCATGCACACCGCCTCGGCCGGATCTTCAGACAGGAACACCTCGCGCAGCAGCGAGCGGGCCATGTCATCCACCTGCTTGGCCAGACGGCTCACGGACAACAGGTCGAGCGTGGCAAAGCGCTTGGCTGCGGCGGTGTTCAGTCGATCCAGGACATCGGGCCTTACCTCGATACCCTTGTGCCCCGCCTGCTCCAGGGTGAGGAACAGCATGTGGGCCGGAACTGACGCCTCGAGGACGTCGCGATCACGCTTTCTGATTTCGTGGGGTAGCATTGTCGTCACTCACTTCTTCTCCGCCCAGGTCAAGGGCCAGTTGTCTTGCACTCTCGTCGGCCAGGGTATGCGGCCAGTCATGCTCGAACGGGATGCCGCGCCCGTGGCACACGTCCTCAAAAGTCTGCTGGTTGGTGTCACTGTAGAAACGAAACCGGATCATCCCTTCGCCTCCTGACGCTTCTCGATCGAGTTCTTGCCGCTGTTCGCCGTGTTCATCAGCTGCTGCGGTATCTTGTGGAATGGAACCTTGTGCCTGACCCACAGATCGCGGCGGCTGGTCAGACCGACAATGACGCCCGCGATACTGTCGGCGACGTCCTTCGAGCCCTGCGGCGGGTGATCAATCTTGTTCTTCTGCGGGTCGTGCTCGAGCGTGATCAGCTCCTTGACCGCCTTCTTGTGCTCTGGTGCCCGCACGCGGTCATCGTAGAATGCCTGCTTGGCGACGTCATAGGCGAAGGTCGTCGTGTCCATCGACTGGTAGCCGGTGATGAAGCCCTGCTGGTACAGGATCTGCATCGAGTCCTTGGACTGATACTGGTCGAAGCTGATCCATTTCAGGTTCATGCCCATCTGGTCGCGCAGCGTGTAGAGCAGCCTGCGGATCTTCTCGTAGAGGATTTCACCACCCTTGGGCGGCATGACCTCCAGGATCATGTCGAACTGGATCAGGGGCAGCGTTTCCTTGTAGTCGCCACGGTCGATGTCGACGAAGCCAGGGATGTGGCCGACCGAGATGCCGGCACTGTCCTTCGAGAGAGCCAAGTCGATATGGGCGAAGCGCGGCTCCTCCCGATTGACGAAGCGGTTCGGCAGGATCTGGATCTTCGACGTGACGAAGTCGCACTCGGTGCGGGATGCAATGGACGGCACCTTGCCGAAGCAATTGGCTACAGCCTCGCTGTTCAGGATGAAGGGATGGAGCGCCTGGGTCGCCACACCCGCCACGTCGCGTAGGGCCGCCAGGAGATCGGCCTCGAAGGTCGAGCGATACTCGATCGGGATGTCGATCATCAGATGCCGATCTTCGGCCGCAATCTCCTCCCCTGCCTCCAGGATGCGCGGTTTGCGGGTCTCGTCACCGATGAAGACAGGGAACCACTCGCCGCAGAAGCGCTCGGGCCGAAGCTCCCAGATGCGCTTGTCGTAGATGTAAATCTGCGGGTTCGTGCGGGCCTCTTCTTCCTTCTTGTCGGTGAACTGGCCTGGGTAATTTCTCGATGACACCAGACACAGGAGCCCTGGGAGTGAGCCCAGCTGCATGAAGCGGGACTGACGGCGGCGGGCGATGGTGTTGTAGTTCTGGGTCGCCTGGTCGTAGGTCGAGCCGTCACGCGTGTTCTTTGAGTTCTCGACGACGGCCATGAAGTTGACCTCGTCGATGATGCCGCCGATCACGTTCTGACCAATGGCGGCAGTGTCGTGACCGGCCACCGGCTTGACCACCACGCGCCGCGGGAACCGCATCTCGCTCTCGCGGGACGTGTCGAACGGGTACGCCTCCTGGAAATACGGGCCGTTCAGGCACATGTCGCGGAAGCGCGTGTAATCGACATCCTGCGCCAGGTGCTTGTTGATCGACTGGAAGACGATCAAGATTTCCGACGAGGGATCGAGGTCGAACAGTCGGTGCGGGTCGGCAAGGCAGCTGAGGACGTAGATCTGGTACGCCTGCGAATACAGCGCCAGCGTGGTCTTGGCGACACCGATCGCACCCGTCAGGACGACTTCGGTGAACTTGCCATTGTTCATCTCCGAGCCGCAGCGGATGACCTCCGGCCACAGAACACCGCGCTTGTTCAGGAGCTGCGAGCTTTCAACGAAGGTGCGGAAGTCGACAGGCAGCGTGCGCCAATTCCCCTCGGCCGCCTTCTCTCGGATGTAGTCAATGCTGTCCTGCAGATAGGCCAGGCGAAACTCCATGCCGTAGTCTTCGCCATACTGCTTGCCCAGGCGCCAAACATACTCGCCGGTCTTCCCGAGCCCCTGGAGGATGTGGAAGCAAAGCGCCAGTGGATGATCATTCAGACTTGTTGGCATGGCCTTCGATCATTCTGATTTCTTCGTAGAGAGCTTCCTGCTCTTCGGTCCATGAGAAGGTCTTCACGCCCCCTGCCTCCTCGAAGAAGGTGCCGGTCATCTTCTTGGGTGCGCGGACGATGACACCGGTCTCCAGCTGGTTGCGTGCCAGTTCGGCCAGCATGTCCTTGAGCAGGCGCA